TATAATGGTTGCCCTTTATTATATCTACCTTATTGCCTTGCGAATCTATTTCATATGAGGTGCCACTCTTGTGTGCCTCGTAGATACGTTCATGTCCTGAAGAGTCATCATACTCTCTGATATGGCCACTCTCCGTCTCAAAGACGTGGTTAAATGGATAGGTTGCCAAATAGGGAATAGTAGGTTGGTCCCATGTATCCGAATCACTTGCCACCATTACGCTGCCGTCTGCTGAAGTTGTCTCATTAAAGTCTGCTGTCGCTATGCCGGTAGTCCTTGCCAATCTACGTAAGGTCAAAGATAAATGCTCTGACTGACCGTTAACCGCCAACCTATTTACATCCGTCTCATTCTTATACTTAGGGTAAACACCGTTAGGGTCATAGAAACCCTTAGAGGGATTAGATAACTCAAAGGGATTGCCAGGTAAACTGCCCATTATCACCGGCTCTTGCATTGATTCGCCATCTCTAAAGTACCCAAAACACCACGTTCCTTCTACAAGGAAAGACGGAGACTGACCGAGTCCACTGATACCACTAGATGTAACAGGCATTATCACTGAGGCCCATGGCAGGTCAACCGTAGGTAGAATTGCCTTGTCGTCTGTGTGGATTCCTATACAACGTACTCTGAGTCGGCCGTTATAGAGAGGGTCATTACGGTCCTCTACCACACCTGTGAAGTGGTAAAAACCATTTCTTCCTAAAAAATTAGTATCGGCCATTTAAATTCCTGTTCATATATGTTCCCTTTTAAAGCACTCGCTATACGCAATATAGTCCTATTTACGAATATCATACGCAAACCAAATACGTTACAAAACTTATTAATATTATTATATAGGTCAATGGTTTACCTCTACGCAAACCATATCTATTCAAGGCCACTCTAAGACCGCCTCTGATTGGCCCTTTGTCTTCAAACTGCTCTGAGTTAGGTGTATTACCTGCTAATTGTTCTTCGAATGTAGTCATATTATCACGGTCTCTCTTGCCTGAGAGATATGCTGGTGGTCTATTCTCTTTGTCTATTCTTCGAATATACTCTGCATATTGTCTAAGTGGTTTAAGTAGTTTATCTATCATATTGTATTAGCCTTTACTTGTCTCTCTATGTTATTCTCTCTATACTGGTGATAACGGCCAGCTACTGTCGGAAATCGGAAGTTATACCTCTTATTCATCTCCCACCTTACTTAGAATGTTTGCGTCTACGGCATATACTGTAGTGGCGGTTGACCTATCCGGAGTTGGTATTTGTACTTGACTTGTCTCTATAGGATAAGGAGTTCTTACTGCGTCTTTCATTGCATGTATAACCATGTCATGTGAAGCTGACTCTATTGATATTGTATGTTTAATAGATTTAATAAGGTATCTCCCTGCCATGTACGGATTGAGTTGTTCCTTCTTATCATATACAGGTGCCATCAATGGCATATTAAATGTAATGATATCACCGGCATTTAACAATGTATTACCATGCACCAATAATATAATGTTATTCTGATTTAACAGTGTTGTCTGACTATTCTGTTGTTGTACAAGTTCATTCACTGGTATATCTTCATAGTCATTATGTTTCTGTGCTGTCTCACTCATTACCATTAGTTTAGACATTGGCATTTGACTCAAGTCTTTATCTGTATCATATAGTTTGTGTAATGGCAAGGTCATTTGGTCATCTGATTTAGCACCGTCTTTGTGTTCTGTATGAAAATGGTTGCCAAATGAGGCAGAATAATCAAAGTCATTTGTTTCTATTTTCTTATTGAAGTGGTCTATTGTAATCAGTCTACTTGCATATGCACCGGCATTAATATTCAGGTCCATATCTACTGGTGATAGGTATTCATAACGTATAACATTTCTCATTTGTTTGGCAACGTTCATCTTATCAACATTGGCGATTTGGTGACTGAATGACCATTTACTCGGTCTTGCACTTGCACCACCCATTGCCAACATACTCTCAATTGACCTGAAGTTAAATCCAGTTGCTGTCTCGTAAAACATATAACCTGTGTTTGCGTAAAGACTTGACCTTGCCTGTTTACCTAAGAATTTGATTGTGTTTATTGGTTTTAAATTTGGTATTACGTTCTTTGTATTTGATTTAGTTGGTTCAAAAAACAATTCTTTCTTACTATTAAGAAAGGTCTTGTCACGCAATAAAATATCTACTGCGTCTTCAATTACACCTTCAAATGCTTGACTTACTCTTGTTGTATCATTATTATATGCCTCAGGTGATATGAAATATATCTTGTAGAATTGACCTCTATTAAATGATTCATCAACCTTAACCTCTTCTATCTTATAGACCTGAAATGGTACACCCTCTTCTTCATTAAATGCATAACCTGGCATACCAGGTGTGCTAAACTTTAGATTAAGTCTTTCTAATCCTGTAATGGGTAGAGTTGTGCGTATGTCTTGCGTATCATACACGGTGATTGAGCCAGAAAGGAAAGTCTCTGTTATATCTTCAACTAGTTCAACCAGAAGAGTAATTGGTTTAATGTCCATCAATAGAGGACCACCTTCTGCAACGTGATTTCTATATGATATTAATTCAACTACTTCTAAGTTAAAATCGCCTGCTTTGGTTAAGTTATCTGTTGCCATGTCATTATCTTCTACTAATCAATTTTTTATATTCTTTGGTGAACATCTGTAAATACTGTGGTGATAATATCTTAATTTGTCTTCTCATATCTTGTAATCGTCTTTCATACTCAATGTTTGATACTGCCTCTGCACCAACATAGTCTGAGTTAACCTCTATTTTGTTACTCCAGTAGTCACCAGGACCGTCTGGTTTCTGTGTTCCAGATGATTGCGTCACTTCGTAGTGATGTATTGCACTTGGATTATCGTATTTGTCGAATACAAATTGTTGAAATGCGTAATCGCCTAACGGCCATTCGTAATAAGGGTTAACTATATTATTTGATAACAATACAACCCAATGAAACTGTGCGTCACCATATATTTTGAAAGCAACGTCTTCTGGTTTCTCACCACTATCTACGTCATACTTATCAAACAACATAAAATTGTCTTTGACTTTACTCTTAATCTTAACACGTCTGAATATATCAGGCACAAGTTTTCTTACGCCATCTCCTGCAATATCATATTCTATTTTAGGTAAGTGTTTGAAAAATGCCATCTATTAATATCCTTGCGTAATGTCGTCTTTAGTAATGTATGTGTCTTCTACAAATGATAGTGACAACTTAGTGTGAACGGGAGCACCACCATCACCAAAGAATGAATTTTGTCCTTCTGGTCCGTAATCAACTGCTACATTCTTTAGATAACAACCAGCAATCTTATTTAAATATGTGTTCTCTTCTGAGTTATGCATATATTGTATTGAAAACTTATTTGGTATGTGGAACATTGCACCTGCACCTTCTGTTGATAACTCTGGCGCTGAATGATATTTGAATAAGAATATGATATCATGTACTACCTTTACTTCTTCTTTACTTCTAGGCCAAAAGTCAAATACATATTCAAAAGTTCTAAACTCAGGAGCATTATAAAACTGTTCCTCTCTAGGATTCATTGCTAGACCTGTTCGTTTCATTGCTAATCTTACGGGGTCACCTGCACCGGCAATACTAATTGCGTCACCTATCATAGTTTTAGCATAACGAGCACCGCCTCCAACTACACCTGATAATATACCTTCAATTTTACCGGCACTATCTTCGGCACTTCTGGCTTGGTCAATACCGGCCAATACATCACCTGATAGATTTGTTGCTTCTGATTCATAGTTTTGTCCGTATGTCGCCTTTAAACCAGGTGGCATATAGATTGATATTGCAGCTGTTGTATTTACACTACTAGGTAATTTACTGTTAACTTCTCCGTCTGCAAATAGTTTAGTTGCACCTTTCTTACGAGCTTGTAAAGTAGTAGACTTATCACTGTCTGTGCCTGCATGTGGACTACCAGAAAGTTCATTTGAATAACTTGCGTCTTCATAAGCACTTGTCATTGAAATCTTTTCCATGTAGAATATAATGTAATGACCTAGTTCATTTGAACCAAGGTCTAATGGGTATTGTACTGTTGAGAAACCTAATGGGTTTCTTTTTAATTTCTCTTGTGGACTATCAGGTATTTCCATTGGCGACTTCTTTAAAAGTTGAGCTGCCACTTTACCTTGAGCACCACTAAAACCATCTGAAGCACCTGATATTAGACCTTGTGCTTGACCAAGTGCTTTAGAAATTGCTGTATTCTGAACCGAACTTTTGATTCCTGATATTGCGTTTCCAATAAATTTTTTGTATGCCATGTGCCTAAATATCCTATAGTTACTAATATTTATATAGATTGGAAGAGAGTTTATGAGAAAGAGTTACAAAGGGTTATTTAAACCAGTATATCCAGACAAATACGTTG